TCACAATTTTCCACTGAAAAAATGGTGATTCTGCAATTCTTTTGCATTTTCATCCTTCCCAATACGTATATAGCGATAAAATGCACTCTCTGCCTTATGTCCAGTAATGAGCATTATACGAAAAGTAGGAATGCCAGCCAGATACATATTAGTTGCAGCCGTTCGCCGTGCAGTATGGGATGATACTAACTCATACTTTTTCTTCATATCTCTATGTATCTGTCCCCCTCTTGTACGTTCAATTAACACCTCTTCTGTAAATCCGACACTTTGAGCTATTCTTTTCAGGACCTTGTTAAAGTTATACTCTGATCTTCCGTATTGCAAAAAAACATACCCACCATTTCTATCTATAATTTCCCGAACCACAGGATGCATTGGGATAACCACCGGTTCTTTGGTTTTCTGAGTAAGTATTCGTATCTGATTATTCTTCATATCAAAATTGGACTCACTCAATGATGAGTAGTCAGATAATCTGAGAGCCGTAAAACAACCAATAACGAATAAATCTCTAACTTGAGATCGTCGCGGATTGAGTTTTAAGTTATTGAGTTTCTGCAATTCTTCGATAGACAAAAAGATAGCTCCGGAATCTTCTGATTGAATTTTAAAGTTTTTGACTCCTGTTAAATCAACCTTATAATTCATATCTTTAGCAATATTGAGTAGTGACTTTAGGACATCCATAAAACTAATGATTGTACTTCTAAGGTAATGTCTATGTGTTCTTTCAGATATACAATTATCCAAAAAGCGAACAAACCGTCCAATGGTTTCCCTATCAAAAGATGTGGTATATATTTTCACATTATTCTTTCTTTCGAATAATTCTATCAAATTAGCTATTCTTTTATATCTTAACATACACCGCTTATCTTTATCTGATATATTACAATATAAAGTAATAAAGGTAGTGAATCGAATTGGTGCATGAAAAAATCTGAGCATATTTAGACCCATAATCTTACTTTTTTGTTACTATGAAAGTGATTAGTCAAATAATTCCAGGCCTATCGCATAACAATGAGTGTCATGATAGAAAGACATTGATTCTTTCTGAATTGTTTCATAATAAACACCTTGGCAAGTTATAACCAATTCTTTTTCATCACATAAATGAATTTTATCTAAAATTTCTTCTTGCTCTTTCAGGAATTTCTTCAAACTATCGAAATCTGCAAAGTTCTCCAAACGAGGTTTCACTTCTTCTTCGTAAAACTCATCGGCATCCTTACTTTCGAAACTGTTGTAGTTATCTCCATAATCTTCAACTGAGTTTTGATAAGGCTCATGTGCGTTGTTTCCAGTTCTATACCACAGCTTCCAACCGTCCTTTTTTTGATATGTTTTAATCTGTAGTTCATGGTGTTCGGCTATCTCCTCAGCTTGCTGGAAAGTATCAAACCCAATCAAAGCGTATCTTAAATGGATCGGATAACCATCACTTTCACTGGTTGTTTCAACCAAGTTCAAACCATAGTCTGATGCAAGTGTTGACAGAAATTCTTGTTCGGTTTCAAAATCTTCTCTTTTGATGTATTCTTCCTTAGTTTTCATATGATGTGCCCGTCATGCCGGTAGCGCAGCTTTATATATTTATAATTTGATTTGATTTTCTACAGCAAACTTTGCAAGACAGTAAGCCTGCTTATCTGAACACTTCATGTAACGGATTGCAGACTGGCAGATAGAAGCGATAAAGTCATTACCTACTTCTTTTGCTTTCATTTCTATGCCTGCATACATTTCGACAGAAATCTGATAGCTCATTGAACTTCTGTCACCGTAAACGCAATTATTAATCCATTGCAATTTACTGATAGCTTGTTGAAGAGGTGACAACGAATTGAATGCCTCACTCTCTCTTGCATCTTTGTATCTTTTCTTTTCACCTTTTGACATTCCGGCTGTTTCTGATTTAGGAGCCTTTTTCAAAGATACCCCGTTTTCGTCTTTCAAATTGAACGCCATTTCTTTGGTGATACTGCCGTTTTCAAGAGTAACTTCAACATAACCTGTTGACTTCGTAATAACGCGGGTAATAATACCTTTTTGACCTTTTTTGTTGAAAACAACTTGATTAATTGCTACCATGTCTTTTCTTTTTAAATTGTTATTAATTCGTTTCTTATGATGCAAAGATATAGGTTAAATCTTATAATCCAAGTTTTGATATAAGTTTTATGCTATATTTTAGATATAATTAATAATATAGGTTGTATATTAACATCAGTTTACTATTTATTGGTTATAGCTTATGTTTAAGGGACCAAATCTTTGTATATGTCAATTCAAACATCTATCTTTGCCCCCAAAACATAACTTATAACCTATGGATATAAAGAAAGTGATTAAAGATAGCGGATGGACTTTAGAAAGATTGGCCGCTGAAATGACAAACAAGAACGGACAGAAAGGCATATCCCAGCCATCTGTATCTCAAATAGTGAATGGCAATCCAACGTTGGACAAACTTCAAGAGATTGCAGGAATAATAGGCATATCTGTTTCAGAACTTGTAATGGATAAAAACAATGAGGATAGTAACACTATTACCTGCCCTCACTGTGGAAAGAAAATCAAGATAGAGAAAGGGGAATAACAAAAAAGCCCTGACTGTCACCAGTCAGGGCCAACACTTATCACAGATAAGCCACTTCTACTTTTTCTTCTTATAAACAATCCATCCAAGCACAAGTATAAATAAGCCGGCATATGCATCCACCTTATGTAAATCCCACCAAGATACCTCTTTTACTTTCTCTTCCTGTACAACACTAGTATTGAGTTTGTTCTTCAAATCCGTTACTTCTTCAACAAGCCTCTGAATGGTAACTTTCAGTTCAGTTTCAGTTGTCTTATTCTCTTTCTCGTCTTTACTGGCATTCGTCTCACTCACCATAGTTGGATATTGCTTGCCGGTGCTATCAGGAGGCGAGAGATAGACCGTTTTATTCTCAACCTTTAGATTAGATAGTTTCTCGCTTGTTTCTTTCCGCTGAGCTTCCATGTTGGCAAGTAGAGTATCCATACGAGACTGCATTTGTTGCAAAACATTGGAATAGTCAACCTGCGTATTGCGGTCGGTGTTCTTAGGAGTGGCGCATCCAGCAAGCGACATCATAACAGACATTACAGCAAGGCCAATAATTCCCCAGACCAATAGCCCAAGAAATTCTTTTTTCTGTTCATCGGTCAGTCTCATAAAGCAAGCACCTGTTTACGGTTTGCCCCTTCCCGATAGCTGACATGTACCCATGAGAAATGTTTCTCATCAATCAACTGATCGAAGGGAAGGCCAAGCTCCTGGATCAGATAAAACAGCCTTTTGTTTTCCTTCGGGCTTCCGCCGGTTATATCTGCTGCCCGTCCGGTCATGTGGTCGCTCGTAGCTGAACCTTTCACCGCTTTATTGAGTGCAGGACAACGGAAACCACTGTTCACAGTGATTGGTTTGCCGTATGCCTCCCGTAACGGATCAAGAACATTATCTACCAATGCAGTCATGTTGACTACATGCTCTTTCTTACACCGGTTATCAATTCCTAACTGGTCGGCAGTTTCTGATTTGCACAGTTCAGCGATCGTAAAGTACTTCATGTCTCTTCCTCCTTATTAATTAATAGTCACTGGGTGGCAGGCGATTGGTACAGCGTGGAACGTCACACCGCCTCATTTCCGCATCCTTCAACTTCAATTCAACCTCATGCAATTTGTAGATAGTTTCGATATGAGCTTTCTGCTCTTGTCTCATCTCTACATATAAAGCATCAATCTTAGTATCTCTCTGGGCTATACGCTCTTCCAGCCATGCCACTTGCTTACGCTCATTCTCATCTTCCATACTATCGGCTGTAGCATCCTCCTTACGAGCATTTGTTTTTCGGTTTATCCAAGCTGTTATGGCCCAACGGATGCCTTCAAACCCGCCAAGGGTAGCTATAAGCGTTATAATCAAATTCCCATCCATTTCATTTTATTAAAAAAATAAACCTTTGTAACGCACATAGATGTTTCCCGCCCAGTCAACACCAGACGGGAACTTTCATCTTACGCAAACAGTGCCTCTACCTTGGCTTTAATCTCATCCATCGTTCCAGACATCTGAACATTAACAGCAAGATACCCTCCCTGCGAGATGTTCGCAGAGCCTATAACTGTCTCGTTGTCTGTAATGTCATAAGCAACGCTTGTTACTTCTTCGGTCGTGGTTTCACCGTCGAAACTACGATTTACACTCTCATTCATTTTTACTAATTTCATAATCTTTTATTTTTTTAGGGTTAATAATGTTTTCCAGCAGCGGGCAAACGGCCTCCTGCACAAACGCCAGAAAGCCTTCACGCACATACTTTACAATAATACCAGCGTTTGCGGCATCTACATCAACCTCACCGTTTTTGTAGATATCACGCGCTAATTCCAGTTCGCCAATATCGGCAGTTTTGCCATAGATGGCGTTACCTAGTTCTTTGCTGACATCGAGGGTACTATTATTCCCCTCAATGTCCTTCACTTGAATGTTTCTAAAATCTATTTTCATAACTGTATTTTTAATTTAAAATCTATTTCGTCCGACAATCATGACATTAAAGTAGTCGTTTTCCCATGAGCCTTTGTTTGATTGCATTTTTACAATAAAATAATTATCATAAATTTCAGGCGTATAAAGAAAGTTCCAGTCACTTACCATGGTGACAAAAGGCATATAATCGGTGTGACCTAAATTATGAGTAATTACATATATACCATTTGAACTCCTGTACGATGAAAGGGATGGAGTACCATTCCCCCAAACACGATCTATGCCGCCATTGTCGTTAATTCTCGCAGCCCGCAATACACCCGGAGCATTCCAGACTTCACCGGGACGCTGCCCGAAGGTGTGACTACCATAACTTTTAACAGCTGTTCCTCCTGTCTGAGCTGTCATACTCAAGCATGTACCTGATACATTTTGAGTATATATACCGATACCTGTAACGCCATCAGCCCGAATACCTAACAATTCAGTAGCGTTATCGTTAATTCTTAAAAAACGTGTTCCACTCGGTTCTACAAGTATCTTAGCAGACGCAGCACTTTTTATAGAAAGAGAATTACCTTCTACATTCCAACCACCAATTTTAGCACCCGTCGTTACCGTTAGCTTTCCTGTTGTTATCTCAGTAGCTGCAATTTTGGTAGCTAATAAACTTCCCGTTATCAGCGCATCAGCATCTATTAAACTTGTACGAATATACCCACCGTTGATTATAGTATTCTTTGCAGTAGCTTGATTTACCATTTCTGTATAGCTAACATATCCAAGTTTGACCGCTACATCATTACGAGCATTAGTTAGTGCGTTATTGGCTTTGGTTGTTGCGTCTGTAGCAGCGGCTGAGATAGCTGCACTTTTTGCATTGTTTGCCTTTGTTGTTGCATCCGTTGCGGCAGTAGAAACGGCGGCAGTCTTTGCATTGTTAGCCTTCGTTGTAGCATCGGTAGCAGCCGTACTAATAGCCTCGTTTTTTGCTGTAGCTACTTGCGCCGGGGTTGCCTTTCCGTTAATAGTACTTTGTGCAGCACTATCCAAAGAAGAAAAGGTAACTTTCCCAGCTAATGATAATTCCTTTCCAAAAATAGAAATGCCTCCGGCTGTTATTGTCATGCCGGATTTAATTTCCTCGCGTGATGGCGTATCGTCAACATCTGTAACATCAAACACCGTAGCATAAGCCACATACCAAGTAACAGGTGCGGCGGCGGTCGGTGCTGCACCGCCAGTTAAGGCAAAATGATTTAAACCACTAAATGTACCGGATGCGCCACAAGTGATTTTGCAAGCATATTCTTGCCATTTGCCAGCACCAGCCGTTGAGGTCAGCCATTTTGTCGTTCCACCTGTTCCGTAACTATTGTGGTAAACATTCAAATTACGCCCGGTCGGGATATTAGCGATAATACGCACAACAAACACAGCATTAGCGCGGGATTTATTACCGAAAAGAAAACCACCTATACGCTTATCTGTTGCGGTGTAGAATTGCGTGGCAACGAATTTCATTGCCTTTGCATCCGGGTTAGGGCATCCGGTAACTGCAACATAGCTTCGAGTTACTCCGGTAGGTAAATATACAGTTGTACCGTTGTAGCTTCCACCCTTAAAGATCGGATCACGATATAACATCTTACCTTTAGACATTGCAGTAGCCAATTCAGCCGCATTAGTAGCCTGTGTTGTCTTTGTCGTAACCTCAGTTACTTTTAAAGTAATCTGATCGGCTTTAGCGTTTATTTCACTCTGTTTGGTCGTAACAGAGGTTAACGAAGCGGCAGCCGAAGTTGCTGAGCTAGCGGCAGCCGTAGCACTGTTTGCGGCAGCGGTCGCCTTTGTTCCGGCAGTCGTCGCAGAGTTTGCGGCGGCAGTAGCCTTTGTTCCGGCGTTTGTCTCGCTTGTTTTAGCATTGGCTGCGGATGTAGCCGCTTGTGTTGCTTTCGTTGTAACCTCCGTTACTTTAGTGGTAATACTACTAGCAGTCTGATTTATGCTACTTTCTTTCTGGGTGATCGTAGTTAACTTTGCCGCTGCACTATCGGCAGAGCTCTTAGCATTCGTCGCAGAAGTGGCGGCAGCTGTAGCACTGTTTGCCGCGGCTGTGGCTTTTGTTGTTGCCGTAGTTGCAGAGCCAGCGGCGGCAGTGGCAGAAGAAGAAGCCGCATTTGCTTTCGTTGTGGCAGTAGTAGCCGCAGTTGTCGCCTCCGTTACTTTCTTGTTTACTTCCGTCACTTTCGTAGCAATTTGCCCAGCTGTCTGAGTTATGCTACTTTCCTTTGTCGTCACCTCTTCCAGTATGGTTTCAGCACTTTCAGCGGCTTTTTGAGCATTCGTTGCAGAAGTAGCCGCAGCAGTCGCAGAGTTTGCGGCGGCAGTAGCCTTTTGCCCTGCGGTCGTTGCGCTACCGGATGCAGCTGTAGCAGATGAAGACGCGGCATTCGCTTTTGTCGTTGCGGTAGTTGCAGATGTTGATGCACTCGTAGCGGAAGAGGCGGCGGCAGTGGCTTTTGTTGTCGCAGTAGATGCACTACCAGACGCAGCCGTCTCACTCTTCTTTGCATTAGTTGCTGCGGTAGTAGCTTCTGTTACTTTAGTACTAATAACACCTTCACGAATTTCAAACTGTGTTTCTACATTGGTAATACGTGTGTCAATAGCTTCCTTATTGGGTACAGGTGCAGTAACAGCCGTAAGTATATCCACAGTCTGACTACTTACAGTATATGTAGCGGTTTGCAGAGTTATACTAACACCTGTTGCGCCTTCCACCGTTACACGATATTTAGAGCCACCGCGTACATAGACATACTCGCGACTGGTGTTCGTCATTTGCCCGATATTACCAACAGGAATAACGTTAGCATGATTATACGTATAATCTAATATAGTTCTTTTTACTCCAATAGTACCCCAGCCACTTGCGTTTGTAGTCCATTTGCACACAACAGAGAAACCATTTGTGTGCGTACTCCAAGCGGGCTTGCCATAGCTCGTATTTAAAGTTCTGTCAACTGTTATAGTGTACATTGGGATACTTGTAGCAAGCACCATCGTTACCGGATAATATTTACTAGCATCCAACGCCGTAGCGTCTACCCAAACCTCAGTACGCTTCGCAGCATTAGCGGCAATCGTTTCAGTCTGAGACTTAACAGTTAATTTAATGGCATCAGGTGTTATCTTAGCCTCTGCTGCGGAAACCCTTGTTCCTAACGCTGTTACATCAGTCTTAGCCGCCTTTAATGCTATCTGGTCGGTGTGTTGCTTTATCGTTGTTTCGGCAGAGCCTACACGAGTGCCAAGTGCATTAAAGTCAGTCTTAGCCACCTTTAGCGCAATACTGTTGTTTAGCTGCGTTATGCTGCTGGAATGCTCTGTTTTAGTAGTGTATTTACCCGCCGCGTCAGTTATAGCAGCCTGTTTAGCGGCATCGGCTTTACTTTGTGCATCGGTGGCAACGTCTTCCGGTGCAGGTGTCCAATCAGTGGCTTTATTTCCCTTTTCCAACTTCATGTTATCAAACCATACAGTTGTAATCTTATCAAACCAAAAGAGAAATAAACTATAAGTATCACTATTATAAACGCCCTTTAGCTTTAAAGAATAACGCTTCTTGGTCGTACCGATCAACGCAGTACCGCCACTCTGGACAGTACCATAACCAAAGCGGGCACTAATTGTAGTTTCTGCCAATGCGTAAGCATCGAAGCTAAAAACATAATCTTCACTTTCATTATGAAATAGTTGTTTTACGATTGTATAAAGGCTAGAACTTCCTACAGCTTTCCCTACTACTTTCAGCATCCCATTATCTAACGACAACGTATAGGTATTAGCATTCCCCGAATAATAATACGTACTGTTCAGGGTTTTAAAATCGCTTCCCGTAAGTAGATTACGACCTCCCACCTGAACAGCATTTGCGGCATTACCTGCGATAGTTTCGGTCTGACTCTTTACAGTCAGTTTTATTGCGTCCGGCGTTATCTTAGCTTCGGCGGCTGTCATACGCGTACCAAGTGCAGTAACATCGGTTTTAGCGGCTTTTAGAGCAATAGCATCGGTGTGTTGCTTAATTGTCGTTTCAGCCGAAGAAACGCGCGTACCCAATGCGTTAAAATCAGTCTTAGCAACTTTCAGTTCAATGCTATTACTTAATTGTGTGATGCTGCTAGTATGCTCTGTTTTGGTAGTGTATTTCGCGGCGGCATCAGAGATATAATCTATCTCCGCGTCGGTTACATCGAATATCGTAGCATAACAGATATGCCATTCCAAAGGTGCGGCGGAAGTCGGTGTACTACCTCCTGAAAGATAAAAGTAACCTGTATTGGAGAATGTACCGGATGCGCCGCATACAATTTTATAGGCGTATTCTTCCCATTTGCCAGTCCCTGCATAGGCAGTAAGCCACTTATGCGAAGCCCCTGTACCAAGAGCATTTGTTGCAAACTTTAAGGTGTATCCCGTAGGAATATTAGCAATAAGACGAACGATTAACACCCGATTGGCTTTCGCAGTTGCTCCCCAGTAAAAGCCACCCCGATCAGGTGAAGCAGTTCCTGTTGTCTTCACTTTAAGACAGTAACCGGAACTATTAGGATTACCGGAAATACCGGAGACACGCGTAACGGTTACATTGCCGTTGCCGGAATTATTATAAACAGAACAACTATTTGAACCGGATTTAAACGACGGGTCGCGATAAATCATCTTACCTTTAGACATTGCCAACGCCAACTCCGCACTATTGGCAGCGGCAGTAGCTTTTGTTCCGGCTGTACTAGCTGAGTTCGCGGCATTAGTGGCAGACGTTGCCGCTTGCGAAGCTTTGGTATTGACTTCTGTAACCTTAGTGGTAATACTACTAGCAGTCTGATTTATGCTACTTTCTTTCTGAGTGATCGTAGTCAACTTAGCCGCCGCACTGTCTGCAGAGTTTTTAGCATTCGTCGCAGAGCCAGCGGCAGCTGTAGCACTATTAGCCGCAGCAGTGGCTTTAGTCCCGGCTGTAGTAGCTGATGTAGCGGCGTTAGTGGCAGACGTTGCCGCCTCTGTAGCCTTTTTAGTTACTTCCGTTACTTTTGTCGAAATCTGTGAGGCTGTTTGATTAATACTACTTTCCTTCTCTGTTATGGTAGTCAACTTGGCAGCTGCACTATCAGCTGAACTTTTTGCATTTGTGGCAGAGCCAGCGGCAGCTGTAGCACTATTAGCCGCAGCAGTGGCTTTTGTCCCGGCAGTTGTAGCAGAGTTGGCGGCGGCGGTTGCTTTAGTTGTTGCCGTAGTTGCAGAGCCAGCGGCGGCAGTGGCAGAAGAAGAAGCCGCAGTTGCTTTCGTTGTTGCGGTAGTTGCCGCAGTTGTTGCCTCTGTGACCTTCTTGTTTACTTCCGTCACTTTCGTTGCAATTTGCCCGGCTGTCTGAGTTATGCTACTTTCCTTTGTCGTCACTTCTTCCAGTATAGTTTCAGCACTTTCAGCGGCTTTTTGAGCATTCGTTGCAGAAGTAGCCGCGGCAGTGGCAGAGCCAGCAGCAGCGGTAGCCTTTTGCCCCGCGGTCGTTGCGCTACCGGATGCGGCGGTAGCGGATGAAGCAGCAGCGTTGGCTTTCGTCGTTGCTGTTGATGCTGAACCGGATGCAGATGTAGCGGAAGAAGCTGCGGCAGTAGCTTTCGTTGTTGCAGTACTGGCAGAGGTAGACGCAGATGTTTCGCTCTTCTTTGCATTGGTTGCCGCGGTAGTAGCTTCTGTTACCTTTGAACTGATAACACCTTCACGGATTTCAAACTGTGTTTCTACATTGGTAATACGTGTATCAACATCTTCCGGCGCAGGCGTCCAATCAGTAGCTTTATTGCCTAATTCCAGTTTAACGTTATCGAGATAAAGAGTAGTAGCAACACTGAACACAAACCCCAACAGACGGGAATTTTCATTTGTATTATTCTTGAATACGACACTGTACCTCTTTTTCTCTGTACCAATTTGAACAGAGCCGCCATACGTTGGATATGTATAATAATTAGCTCTAAAGTACAATGTACACGCTTTCAAAGCATAAGCATCAAACGATATAGTGTAATCACCAGCTACATTGAACGAATAAGGCGCAACGTACCAAGCTGTATTCCAAGAGTTATTTAACTCCGCGGATGTTCTGCCTTGCAGCCCAACTATTTTTAATTCAGAGTTTTCAATAGATAAGGCGTAATTCTTATCTTGTGAACCCATCCATTTAGATAAGGAATTTTCAGAAAAATCAGAATTGGCAAGCAAATTACGCCCACCTACTTGAACGGAAGCAATGCCATCATTGATAAATTCCTCTACCTTCTTGCCTGATTTAAGAACAAAGATACCTTTCAAAAAAACATTTTCACTATACAGACCATAGCCGGATGGCTGGAAATCGGCTGAGAAATCAGTATCCGTTATACCGTCGAGACAACCAAGAATAACCTTTGTTTTACCTGTCAAGTCTGTGGAGTTAACTCCATTCAACACAGAAAAACGAGGCTTACCATCTTCGGAAGCGGTCAGATATAGAACACCTTGCCGCGCGGTATTCGTCTTATTACCAAACTGTATAAGGTCGTCACCAATAGCCGGAACGGATGAAGTGAACTCAGTCTTATTTATAAAAATATATTGCCCGGACACAGAAGTAATGCGCACCCAATAATATCTAGCCCCTGTCTTAGCAAATGTCTGACAACGTACAAGGTCGTCAGCTACAAACATCATGTCTCCCTCTATTTCAAGGCGGTAAATACCATTTGTAAGAAGAACAGACTTAACCTTTCCGTTCGCAGGAGACACTACCAGCCCACCATTAACAGCGCGTATCTTTGAGATGATAAGTTCAAAGATAGTCATAGCCTTACGAACCGTCAAATTATCCAGCTCTAAGTTCCAGTCGCCCGACACAGCCTTATACAGTTTCATGCCACTGCCTGTTAATCCAGGAGTGTACAGTTCTGAACTGATATAGTCTTTTACAACGGTCTGGAACAATGTAGCCACATGCGAAACATTGAGATCATACATGTTAGCTAAAGCCTGTACAAGCAAGTTTAGTGTAGTCGTTTTCTGCGAAATCGTAGCGTTCTTACCGGATATGGTTTCTTTCGCGGTAACATTCTTGCCAGATATAGTATTAGATGCAGTAACGTTTTCGCCCGCTACACTTTCAGAAGCCAATACGTTCTTACCAGATATAGTTTCAGTAGCATCTATCATATTTGCCGACACCGTACCCGTAGCATCCACATTCTGAGCAGAAACAGTTTCAGAAGCCGTAATGTTTTTACCCGAAATGGTTTCTGTAACATCTACACTTTGAGCAGATACACCGCCTGTAGCTTCTAAAGTATCAGTCTGGATTCCTTTTTCTACATATAAACCACCTAACAGCTTTAAAAGATACTTCGTTTCGTCCGAGTTGAGTTTCGATAGGAACTTATCTTTTAAATCTTCATTGCTTGCCGAAATTTCGGATAATACTCGCAGCGCGGACATCACATCCGTATCGAGTAATTCATCTACTTCAGTATCCTTTAGAAGCAGACGGGATATCAGTTTATCATCAATCTTTAACCCTTTGAGAAAGGCAATAACTTCAGCAGCTTCATCCTGATTACTGTTAGACAGCTTATTCTTCAGTTCCTTAATCAACTCCTCAAAGTTTACAGTAACTTTCGCAAAGTTCCTATCCAGCTTCAGGCGTACATCCCTACCGGTATCCTGCGCACCATTCCAGGGAACTATATTTTCGTACTTATTATCCATAATTATCTCAGCTCCAGTTCATGGCCGTTAAACTCCAACAACAGGGGTTGCCAGCACATTTCATAGTCCATTGTATCCAGGTCGATAAAATTCAGCATATAGTCCGCAAAGCGGTTATTCTCTTTCCGGCTCTGCTTGCGAAGCCGGGCACGTTCGATCTTCACAATACCGCCACTCTTCCGGCGTTCGTAGCTGTAGCTCATGAACGCGAAGGAAAAGCTCTCTCCTCGTTCACTACACCGTCTCATTTCATTTATAGCCTCGTATACTTCCATGTTGCAAAGGTATTATTCGGGGCACTTTTCAAAAAGGACATCTCAACGGCTCACATTTTTCTCTAACTGTTCCACCCTCTTAATACTATCACGCACTTTGCGAGCATCAACAATCAACTCCTTGTTACAAACCACCTGTAATAACCGGTTATTCTCTTTCATCAGTTCAACGAGTTGCTTCCATTGTTCCGGTGTAAGTCCGGAAGATGAGATATCGGAAGCCGCAAAAGAAGAACCTGAAGAATCTCCGGTATCCACAAAACCACCTGCATACTTTCCGCTGCGAGTTCTCACCTGCTCAAGTATCTGAGTTGTATTAATCATCCGGATCGTGCCATTTTTCTGAGCCACATCGAACACATCCAGAAACTGGCGAACATGCGGGTTCGCCACACTCTCGTGGTTGGCCACAAATTCATTCTTATGCACCGGTATCACTCCGGCCACATCATCCGGATTACCATTTTTTGTATAACCTTGTACATACTCATCCGAATAACCGCCTTCCTTCAGTCCCTTTGCTTCATCACGTTGCTGCTTGGCAACGGCGATCTGAGCCGCACCGCTGGCGATAGCTGCCGCAGCTGCCACCGTTCCCAACGCCGGTCCCACGATGGGAATACCCGCCATAGCCTTGTATGCCTCCATAGCGGCAACGGCAGTGGTTGCAGTCACCTGGAGAACAGAGGCTGCAAACTGCTTATCGGCATACTTCTTCTTAACCTGATTGATTGCCTCTTCTTTCTCCTCCTCCAGTTTCGTGGTATCCTTGCCCGCTTTCTTGGCCGCTTTGATTTCTTTGTCATACTTCCGGGTAACTTTACTTATCTCTGCATCCTGCAACGCACTGACTACCTGGCTGGCCGCTGCCGCTGCCTGACCTATGACATCCAGTGTAGCCTTAGCCTGCTCTTCACGCAGTTGCTCATGTTCTTCATTGATACGTGTCTTCTCTTCCTCATACTCCTGATAGGTAATGAGGTCCGCATCATACATCGCCTGAAGGATATTGTTTTTCTGCTCAAAATCAGAGGTGTTATCAATCTTCTTATAACCGGATTCCCGTTGTTTTGCCTTGCCCTCTTTTTTGTCATTGATATCCATGTCCAGCAACTTGTTATCAATGGAAGAAGTATCTTCGCCATAGGCAGCAAGCATATCCCTTCGCTCTTCAAGATACTGCCGCTCTTGTTCCTTCAGTCGCTCCTGATAGTCAGCTTCAGTCTTTATGTTCCCCTCCAGATAAGCCCTCTTGATATCTTGCACCTGCTCTTGATAGTCACCTTCTTGCTGTGCGAGGATATCACTCTGAGTGTTCTTGTTAACCGCCTGTGTTGATTGATAGAGCCTGTTCGCTTCAGCAATCATCTTGTCATAAATCTGCCCCTGTATCTGCGACGTATCCTTACCATACTCCTCCAGTAAGGCCTTTCTGCTCAATAGATATATAGCTTCAGCCTTATATAATTCTTGCTGATATTCATCTTGAGTCAGCTTCTCATTCAGGAGTCCTTCTTTAAGGATATTCTGTTGCTCTTGATGGTGTTGTTGTAAAGCAGTCTCTTTGGCTTTAAGCTCTTTTTCAAGTGCTTTATCATCAGTCGGTGGAACATTTGTATCGACAGGATTGGGAACCATAGCTACTATTTTTTCAAGTTCCTTTTTCTTCTCTACATATTCAGCTAACTGGGCAACACGTGCATCAAAATCTTTCTCCAATCCCCGGAGATAAGAATTTCTCAATATTTCATTATCTTCAGTAGCCTTTAAGATACTTTCCTTTTCTTGCTCATACCAGGCTTTAGTTTCAATCATCCCCTTTGTAAGCAAATCATCAAGTTCGTCAATACCCCGCTGTGCATCAGATTTCAATTGCTGCTTTTGCTTATCAGTAAGAAACTCAAAATTTTCAGCACTTACCTTAACACCAGCTATCAAATCCATCGTAGCTTTAGTTTTCTCCAATGCATCGTTAAGCCGTTTTTGCGCATCGGTTGCATCATCCGTTTTATCTCGAAAAATAGCGAAGTAGGAAATAACAGCAACAACCCCAGCAGCAACAAGCCCCCAGGGGCTTGCCTTAGTAGCCTTGTTAAATAAGTTAGTGGCCACCGTTGCAGCTTTCGTTATGGTATTGTAAGCTGCTGTCGCTATAGTACCAGCTTTTACATAAACTGTATAAGCGGCCACTGCTGTGCCTGCTGTTAATATTGCCCCTTTATATTCATACAGGATAGATACCAATGCACTCAGTCCCTTCACCGTTAGGCTACCAGTAGTTATCATGTATTTCATCACCGGTTGCAACTTCTCCCCCAGCTCTACCCGCACATCCTTGAAGTTCTTTTTCGCCTTATCCAGTCCTGCTTGTACCGTATTGTTTTGCACATTAAATTCATTGATAATACTTGTGCCATCACGGTACGCATCATTCGCCAATTTCTGTGCATCCCGAATATCATCAATCTTCCCCGCCATGGTGCTGATGACTCCCGATGCACGCACACCATCCAGCCCCATCTCTTTGAACATAGGTGCCAGTTGATCCAGTCCACCCTTCTTATTCAAAGTATCCAAGAACTGGAGCATCGCTTCATTCGCATCTTTTTTGATTAGGGAAGTAAACTCTTCAACACTCTGTCCTGCAATCTTTGCAAACTTCTCCGGTGTCTGAAACATCTTCATCATCAGCGTCTGGAAGGCAGTTGCCGCCATCTCCTGTTGCTGCATATTCTGGTCGAGTACAGAGGCATATCCGAGAATATCACCCTGAGCAACCTTTGCCTGATTTGCCGCACCTGCAACGCGGGCGGTAAACCCAACTAAGTACGCTTCAGCTGCGGATGAATTTTGCGCTACCTCGTTGATGGCGGAACCAGTGGCCAACATCGCTCCCCGGAGTCCCAATTTCTCATCTTCGCCGAACATCTGTGCCAACTTACCGATATTCTTTACCGCATCTTCGCCAAGATCCTCACCCAATGCCACATTGATTTTATCGGCAGCATCCACAAACTCCAACACATCTTTTTTGGCGGTGATGCCCAGACGTCCGGCATCACCCGCCAGTGCATTCAGTTTCTCTCTCGGAGTCCGGGTATCCATCTGCTTGAATTCCTCATTCAAGCCTTTCACTTCTTCAGCTGTCATCCCGGTATACTTACGCACCTGGCTCTCCGCTTCCTGCATCTCCGCAAACTCATCCACACACTTACGCGCAGTCATCGCCACACCGGTAAGCGAAGCAATGGCACTCGCACCAATGGCCGCATACTTGTTGAATCCGTCCGCCATCTTTGAGAGGGAAAACTTTGTATCACGTGCCTGCACTTCCAGTTCCTTCATCCGCTGTTTGGTCAGCATATAGTCAGCCCGCAGAGCTTTCCACTTTTCAGTACCAGGAATAGCACTATCCATCTGAGCTTTCAGGGATCGTGCTCCTTTACGAAGTTCATTATAGCTTAACGATGTCAGTCCTGCCTCTTTACGTGTCGCATAGAGCGACTTATTGAGTTTATCCTGTTGCTTCTCCAGTTCTTTATACGCTGCCGAATCCTTCTTGCCATCAGCTTCCAGCTTCTGCATTTCTTCACGTACTTTCGCAATCTGTTCCCGCGTCTCATCGAACTTCGCTTTAGCTTCCGAATTATCTATCCGGATGGCAACTCTGAAATCATTGATACTTATAGCCATACCTATTGAATTTATATCGCAAAAGTACCCCGCCACCATGCCTTGAAAAAGGACATAAAAAAAGTCCGGTTATTCATCACGAACCACCGAACTTAAACTATTGAACAAAAAAATCAATCATCTAACCAACGCCCATTATCCAGCCACACACCACCGTCTCGCCATTTACCGTCTGCCAATATCCAACGGGCATCCGCTTCCGTATCACTGATGTGAATCGGATAAAAAGTACCCGTCCATGCTCCCTTCCGCCCGGAAATATCCAAAGTAAATTCCATCTCTTTACAGATATACCGTTTATTACGAATTTCAAACACTGACCGAGTGTCATAGACGTTCGGATCATGCGTTTCGATTTTCACTCCCTTAGTATAGTCAATATCATAACCACCTTGATACAACAGCTTGTCAAGTGTAACAAAACGAAGCGAGGCACCTTCGGCGTTGGTTTTATAAAGCGTCTGACTCCTATCGGATATAAGATTTAGAGTATATTCGTCAACGTAAGGAACCGGATACATCATCTGTACCCCACTGTTAACCACCAGATACGACATTTTCGTATAAAATGCTAAAGATATTGTCTTTTTGGACTCAGACGGCTGTGATGAGTTATTCTGTATCATCTCTATTAGCGTCTCTTGTGTCGTGTCTGTTTTATCGGCACCGATAATCACCGGCAGATAATACCTATAAACAGTAGTCTCTCTCACGCCATACGAGTTGATTTCTACCGTCGTGTATGCCGCCGGAACAATCTCCAGTTCCACCGTATTTGTAGCTTCTTCACGTTCCAAACCGGCAAAGTGATTCACCATAGTATAAGAAAGTGTGTTGGATTCACCACCAGCCACAAGAGACATATATTCCCTGCCATCCTTTTCGTCCTTATATATGGTATCTGTCCGTTTGTGCGATGACATAGAAAACCATGCCGCTATCCTCGGAGCACGACCGTCGGAACCTTCAAAATCTTCAGGAATAGTGTCATATAAAGCCTTGTTTTTGACTGCCTCGGACAAGGACGCCCATCTCCAGAAATCACAATCGTCAAATTTATATTTAACATTAGACACAACGGGATCATCTACATCGTTGTCTTCGTCTTTCTCCACCTCATAAACATCTGTCACTTGCCGCACATGGGCCGACTGACATCCTGCAAAAAAAGAGGCATTGAGTGCTATCCGCACAGTACGATATCTGTTGTCAACCAGGAATGTTACATTAAACAACTTTTCTATCTCACTAAAAAAGTCACTGACCGACCATCCCGGAAGCATTTTGCACCATTCGTCAGTACACTCAGTGTGGCAAATGTACAAGTTCTTAAAAATAGTATCCGTCAGTTGGTTATACTCAAGACTATAACCCAATACCCGAATTAAATCTTCAATATAACACATCAGGTAGGGCTGAGGAGTTACATAGAAAAAATCATCTGTTGCCGGATTACCGGTGCTGGATATGCCAGCCCTCGAATCCATGCACCATTTGTTGTGTATCTCTCCCGTTGCGTCGTCTTTCACCGGTGCCAGGCAATAGTCCACGTCAGGATAGCTTTTCTGTATATATTTCAAATAATCGGGACTACCTGATACCGTATCACCGTCAAACCCAGGAACGGTTTTCCTCATCTTCAAAAATGAAATCTGAAGGTCGCCGCCAATGAAGTAATTCAGTTCTGAATTTCCGCTTGCAATTTGCAAAGACACTGTTTCATCTGTCCATCCCGTTATCACCTCTGTTCCGTTGCAATACACCCGGTTGTCAGCCATCAGTATAGCAGGACGCTTTTCCTCTATTTCCTGAATTGAATTCAGCCTGTTCAAATGCTTATACAACTCCGCATTAATCGGATTGGTCAATGGCAAGGTGATGTCATACGTGTATTCTCCATTCTTGGTAACAAAAGAATTTTCACGCTTCACCTGGGCACTGAAATCTTTCGGCAGCACTACCGAAACCCCATCAATAAACAGTTCAGTCATAATCCGTCAATTTAAGTCCTATACTCAGCCCGTTGAATCCGCCGAATACGTCATACTCCCATTCTGTATTAATATCCTCACCACCGGATATCTCTCCACAAACAAAGTCCATGTCTCGAATTTCGTCTTTCAGTATGCACATCACATCCTGCATCCTGGCATAGTGGGTTATCTCAGATTCATCCGTCTCATCACCTGCCGGAACTTTCTCCAGCAGGAAAAGCAGGAGGCGATTATCTTCCTTGTAATTATCTGCATTCCCCTTTGATTCTGCATCCGGAAAGTTTGCACACAGGAAGAATCCGGCCTGATCTCTCAGTTTTTTCGTCAGATGCTTGTCACTGACTGCAAGTATCACGCCGTCTATTTTCATTTCACTCCGCTTGTTGGTCCTGGCTCTCAGTTCTGCCAGTATTTCGCGGTATTTCAGAATATTAATCATACCTGTATCAGATTATTTTGTTCCGGGTCCGCCATGCGGAAAGTGAACTCAACCGCTTTCAGCACACTTCTCCGGAGCTCACGTTCATACTTTTGCTTCTCTATCAGGATAGGAAGCCACTCGCCATCCACAAGAACATCCGCCTCCTGAGCATTCAGAAGATTATGCCAGAGCTTATAATCACTCTGAAGCATTATAACCCCGCTGTTCACCGTATATTCATCCGCCACCTTCACGGCAAATTTACGATCCACACCAAACATGGATGCCGTATCATCTTCATTTTTACCATTGATAGATATCCCTCCAACAGCGGATAACGTCTCCGGCATATCATACACATTCTTATAGCGGAAACACCAGATATCCAGATACCGGGTCTTATCAATCAGGAACTCATACCTGTTATTATTGCAGTTGACAACATACCGCTCCAAATTCAAATCAGGGAACAGTCCTTTTATCCGTTCCGGACTGACATCCAAAGTCATCGGGGCAACCGTATCTCCGCTATCTATTCTCAGTAACAAAGCATCAACATTACTGCCATCAGATGCATACCCTGTCACTGTCACTTGTGCGCCCCTCCCCATTACCATACTGACATACTCCTTGCATCCATCACGGGTAACCTTCCGATTTACCTCACTCAACCAGCCAGGTGCATCCGCATCTTTTTTCGTCTGAAGACGACTGAACATTACAAAACTCTGCGCCTCCTGAACACCATTTATCAGGAACGTGAATGTACCCGCAGCATCAGTTTGCCAGCTTGTTTCTCCGGCACACCAAACACCCCACAACGCCAGCTCACAAAACTTCCCCAACTTCCGGACGCGCACCTGGTTGTTCGCATCAGGAACATACTCTTCATCCAATATCGTTTTACCGCCATACTTCACGGCAAACGTTATTGTAACATCGGTATCAATGATGTAGTCCCGCATTGTCGCGCAGAACTCTTTCTCCCTCGGTCGCTGCAACACATTCATAACCTGCAATATTTATTGCGCCTGTCATTCTTAGGCAACAGTTCGTATTCCGCCGGTCCGCCATCACGCGCCAGCTTCATCTCATTCACCCAGGTAGTGGCATCATCCGCCATCCATCCGGCCACTCTCTCCACGTCCTTCAGAGATGCCGGTTCACTCTCACCCATTCCGTTCTCCGTCATAAACCTGCGGATCACCCCGCCAGGAATGGCACTTAGTGACAACCGGCGTAATGCCATGCTCATGGCCAGCAGTGCCACAGCCTTGCAAGCGGCAAAATGAGCATCAGTTTCCGGCACATTCTTTTCCTTCAGTAAGTCATCCCATCCACTACCGTAAGCATGCTTCACCGTCAACATCTGCGCTTCGCGGATGAACGGTGCCAGCATCAGGTACATCCGTTCGCTCCGATCAATGGGAAAGTAGTTGTCGAACGCTTCACCATTCCGGATGATAAGCGTCTGAGACAGCTTGTATGAAGCCGTCTCCGTCCACTCCTTCAACTGCTTTTTATTCAGGTACCGAATAAGCGCATCCACTGCCCGGTAATACTCTTCCAGGTGTAGTGCATCATCCCGATCCAACTGCCACTCCCAGGGAAGCTTCTCACTCCCATCTGTTGTCATCTTGAATTTCCGGCCATCATCCTCATGGCTGAGATCATTCTTCCGGTACATCCGCAGCGTAGCAAGGATGGCAATCGGACGCTGTACTTTACGAACCAGTTCCGCGTCCGCATCTTCTCCGGGTTCAGCATAGTATTTCTCAGCCAGATTCATCACGGCATCCCCTACCAATGCCGCCAGTTCTTCAGCGGCCAATTCTATCTCACCGGCAATCTTATCGAACTTATTGTTCGCATAATAATTGCCCGTCAACTCCCGCAATTCCTGCGCACCCCTGTTCTCCTTGTTGAAAATCATAGCTGCTATTTTTTTAAGTTTCGCATCATTTCGTCTGCCCGCTGTTTATCATCAAGCAACTTCATCATCACACGCAGCAACTGCGTGTCATCCGTAGCATCCACATTGCCGAAAACACCGCTTTCGGCAACTGAATACAGTACGCTGTTCATCCCCAAGTTCTGGATTATACCTGGTTGATCCTCCGGACTCTTCCGGTGCCGTTCAAAAACAGGTGCAAAGCAAACCTCCACCCCTTCAATGATGAACGTCCCAGTAAACAGGTAATCACAGAAGTAAGCAAACCAGGCATAAATTCCCCATTGAATCCACTCCGGCATATCGCGCACCAGTCCCATGTACCGCCCCATATATTGCGGCCGGAACGGTTCACGCAATGCGCACCCTTTTTCTTTGACCGGTTTCCGGTAAAGAATGGCACACAACGCCCGCAAATCTACCGGGTTCTGCGTTGCATTGTATTGATTCATCACGGCAGCCGCCTGACGGAACTCACCGAATGTCAGGTCAGCACCATGACTGGCAGGACCTTGCAGGTACCGCCACTTCGGAAGAAGGTTCACCGTACAGTCATACGTCAACTGAGCAAACGTTACCGTAACGCCATCCAGACCGGTCTCTTCACCTATTATCCACATCCAGTCCAGCGTATCAGCCAGGCGATCAATCATCAGCATATCATCCACTCCACCCAAGCGATATCCCCGGTTTTTCAACACATACGCACACCAGTCACGCTTCACATCACGAAGACTGATACCGGGTTTCTTCATCATCTTATCCCGGATTTTCAATAAATGAACCCACTCCAGCGGCTTCACCTCTTCCCAACATTCAGGAAATTCAATGTCTTTCTTCTGTTTCATAGCTTTATACTTGATTAGTCGAGCGATCAGGCGCCGACACATTATCTTCTTTGTTAATCACCTTCCGGTAAATACCGAGGAAAATCCCCTTCTTATTCGGGAAGTTAATGCGGATGGCATCATTGATGGCCTCCAGCGCGATTTCTTCAGGAATCTGCGTGTCAGCACCGTAGAATATCTTCAGGGCGTAAAGCATCTGGCTGCCGCTGTCACTCTTCCCGTCTATAATGATATTGGCCAATGCCGGAGACAAGCCGAAACCGGATGTAGTCGAACTGTCCGCAATACGCGATATCTTCGCCTGAGCCTCAATATACTTGTCTATATTCATCTCGATAGGCTCAATCTTCCAGCTCTGCACATGCCCCAGCTCATCCAAAAAGTCCACACACGAAAAGAATTTTCCGGCATTCTTCTGCCCCGCCATCACGTTCGCAATGGTCTTCGTCACTTCATCCCGCAGACGTTCTATTTCCTTGTAAACCTGCGCATCCGTCCATTCCTGATTCATCTCCCGTATCTGTTGTTCTTTTTGCGTCCAATACTCCTGCGGACTATGCACCACATACGCCGCCGCAATCATATTCTCATTCAGATGCCGGATAATCTCCGGAAGATTATTCGCATTCTCCAGCCAGGGCACCGACCCGTAAAAACATGATATCGCATACATATTCCGCCCGAAACTACGCATACAGTGATACTTCACCGCTGTCTCATATTTCGACGGCTGCCACTTATCGAAAGCCGGATACTTCAGGAAACTGCGGCTCCGGTAACTGTCAAAGTCACCGGTCAGATACGCCGTCACGTCTTCCAGGCGTCGGCTGTCATTCTCCGGCCATACCAGCCGACATTCACCGCTATGCAGACACTCCAATCTGTTCACCCACGGGCGACCAATACGCACACCTTTACCCATATAATACTTGGTGAACTGCCCGTTCATGTGCGTATATTCCACCAGCACATCCCGGATATACTTCCGGTAATCCCAGCTATCCAACCACTCCTGTATCTCATCATCCACCAGCCACTCCTGCACCCGTTCATTCTCCATAATATTCACCCGGTAAAGCAACGGGCCTTGTCCATACAACAATCCCATTTTCCTGTCCAAGATACCGGGTCCCAGGTTATTTTTCTCCAGCAAATTCCGGATAGCATTCGGCATATTGTTGTCAGGTCCCCATGGCACAACACGGACACCCGCCACATTCGTCGGATCACCGTCCCAGTTCTTCGAATCGCCATTGAAGAACTGGCTCATCTCCTGGCTCCAGTTCATGTTAATAGCATACTGGCCGGCCACCGTATCAACAAAGTTGAAATGCCCTATTTTCTTTTTAATATCTCCCATAACTATCTATTGATAAATATTCTCGTAGTATTCACAAGAAGCGTCCCGCAATACTCTCTCACAATCTCAACCAGTTCCGGAATATGCGCCTCAATCACCGGGTTAAACCACGGTTTCGGATTTCGGTTCCATCCGCCCGACTTCTTCGTCAGTATTCGCGTTCCACCCTGCATATTGTATCCACGGCCTACTCCCAGGTGCACATAAATCCCTTCAGGTTTGAAAGCGAAGCCCACACTCGTCACCTCTTCTCCGGCAGTTATTTTTTTACCGTAATGCCGGTAATTCTGTTTCAGCGACCCGGACAGCTTCATATCCTTCGTAATCCAGTTACTGATGGAAGACCGCAACGCCCCATCCACCTTGGTACCCCACGCCTGTACCCGCGCATTGAATGCCGCCACAGCTTCTTTATCCTGTTGCCGCTCCCATTGCTGCGTTATACCGGTATCACCTTCAATGATGACATCCAGCGGGTACCGTTCACCGCCCAGCTGGTTAGCTTTGCCCCTCCAACTGTTCCGGTTCTTCTCCATTGCCAATCTTTCTCCATGTGATCCCATACTGCAAAAGTACCCGAAGCGCCTTCCACGAAAAAGGACATAAAAAATCCCCGACAAGCCGTAGCCTACCGGGGATTTCATCATATTCAAAGGTTATACGACTTCAAAGCCAGTCACAGAATTATACTTGCACATCTTCACATGCCCTATTTTCCCATATTCATTAGGCACAGAGCCATAATTCACCCAGATAGTAACAGGCTCACCCTGTATAAGAGGTTGCTTCGAAGCAATCAGCTTCATCTCCATATTGAAATACAGGGAATGGCAGAACTTAACAAGCCCCTGTTTAGAGAATGTATGCCAAAGCAAGTAATGTACCTCTACGCACCTCGTCTCCGGTTTAAACATGACAATCCCTTTATCTATAAGATAATTCATACCATGGATATTGCTAACAGCATCCTTCAGTTCCTTTGCTAATTTTTCATTCGTTTTCATACCTACAAAAATACGAAAAATCAAGCAATCTTATTCTTTGAGATATAGATTTCTTCACTCATTTCTCCATGTTCCAAAGCCTTTATATCTTGCCAGTTATAAGAGACACGTTCACCAGTACTCAACCGAACTTCATCAGGTTTCATTCCCATTTCTGAATGTATTTCTTTAGCCACAGCAATGGCAGCCCTCAAACCATTTGTCGGAAGGGTATAAATTAGCATATCATTCATTGCACACTTCCTTTCTCCTTCTGAGGAACAAGGTCCCTGATGATACCAGCCACAATTCGTAAATCACTAATATCAGAGATAAGTTTATCTGCATCCACATCGCCCCCTATCTTCAAGTCAAGAATAGTGCCTATAGCCCTATCAATAGCCTCGCACAAGTCGCTACCGCCACCCTCTTGAATACCTGCCAGTGTCTTGCTCACCAAAGTTGTTAACACAACGTTATTTACTTCTGCAATCATTCCGCACCTCCTTTCCGGCACTTCTTTGCCTTATAAACGCACAATGCTGTAACAGCGAGTAGGAGAGGAAAGATAAACCCGATACAAGTAGCGAGAATCGCACCGAAGTACCAGCGGTCAGAGGCACTGCGAAGTTCGCAGTCAGGAGCCAAGCTACGATAGTAGCGGCGTTGCAGGTCAGAAACTTGCTCAGTAAGAGCGTTGACAGATTCGCTCGCGGCATTCATGCCGGAAGCAGGCACATTGAGAGTGCCGGATACTTGATTTTTCATTGTGATAATGGTTTTGACATTTTTAGGCAGTTTTGTTTAAAGACAAAAGCGGCTGCCATTTCCCAAGTCTGTCAAAACCATCATCATTCGACTCCGAAGAGCAAAATCCGAAAAGGGAAAGGCAACCGCCTATATTAATAAGTTCGCAAAAGGGCATAAAAAAAGCCCATCAAAATTGTGAGCTGTACCGTAGCTGCTCAATCGGTATCGAATACGATAATGGTTTTGACTCTGCAAATATGGGAATAATATTTGGAAGTGCAAAAAGAAAAACATAAAATCTTCCAATATTCACCACGAACAGCACAACAAATTGCTATATATTTACTAAACATCAAAAAATAATTCATTTAACTATTTGATTATCAATTATTTATATTATATTTGCCGCATATTTATCTTTTATTAATCCAAACATTATCAAACATGGAAACAAAAATTTGCGTATTTGAAGAAAATCCAATCACTTTTGCATTGGAAAAAAACAACGGTATGATGATTAACGCCACTGAAATGGCAAAGCCGTTCGGGAAAAAGGTAGAAGCATTCATGAGAAATGAGAACACTGTCGAATTTGTTAACGAAGCTTTAAAAAGCGAGAATTCTCGCTTTTTAGGCATCGAGAATGAAAGCGATTTAATTCACTCCAGACAAAAATCCGGTACTTGGATGCACCGCATTTTGGCACTTAAATTTGCCGCCTGGTTAAACCCCTCCTTTGAACTTTGGGTTTATTCCACTATTGAGAACCTCCTTTTCGGAAAACACGTTCAACGTGAGCAATCATTTGAACGTACCCTGAAATTTCAGAAAGAACTGGATGAATTGAAAGACAAGCCCCAGAAATCCGGCGAAGACTTTGAGCGATATCTGGAACTTGACAGAGCCTTGAAGCATGAAAAGGCAGTACGCAAATCCCTGACATCAGAAGCTGTCACCGGGATGCGTTCATTATTCAGTGAAGATGAATAAGAATTAAAAAATAAAAGCGGAGCTAAAAACTCCGCTTTTATTTTTTATCATTACCAATCATCATTCGTATCAAGTATCTTGCTTTTGCCGGAAGTAGCATCAGACAATGACATAATAATAGCCATAAACTCCATTTTGCTTTTTATCTTCAAATCCGGCCATGTTTTGGTCCACCTTTTATCCTGCAATCCTTTCTCCTTAAACTTCTCCCTATCAGTTATAAGACCGAAACTCCAAGTTTTTTTATACTGCAAATCACTTGTTTCATGGATAAAGTCACCTACAGTAACTTTATAACGTTCATCTCTCACTTGGATTTTCAAAGTGTAAGTAACCCATCCATCAATATACCTATAAGTCATTCCCCCAGGAGCAGTATATTTAAAAGCCCCTTTACATATCAATATCCCATTCTGAGGATCATCCATTTGAATTACAGCATTAGCGGAATTATAAGTTATGGCTGCCCATGCTTTTATCATAGGATATAATTCCGCTACATTCTTACCCTGCGCCTGAATTACACTATCACACTGTATAGGATTACCTTGCGCCATCACATTCATACTGGCAAACATCATTATCAAAAACAAAATATTCTTCATACTATCAGATATTTAATTAAACATGCACAAATGTAACATTTTTCCGTACACATTCACTTTTAAAACACACAAAAGAGGCCTTCACAATGGAAGACCTCTGAAAAAAACTCCAAAAAGTGGTGTCAAACAACAAATCAGAGTGTTACCGATAATAATTCTTTCGCAAATGAATGAAGTCCGCTGCAAATACGTTCCGCCTGTTGTCTGCGAGGTATAGAACGATGATTCAAGTAATTAGAAAGCTGCTTTTGATTGATACCTGTAATCTTCTCCATACCAGCTAAAGAAAGAAACTTTGAATAATATTCCAAAAAACTCGCTACGTCCAACTTAAATTCAATTTCATACTCGCCTTTGATTTGCTCCGGCCATTGTTCTACAGGTAAATTCGTCTTAATCAATCTAATCGCCTCATGAATATCATCCTTTACAGCCTGTATGCTGTCACCAGCGCCATAGATACCGTCACAATTATCCGAATATCCGTCGTAAAAATCCTTGCTTTTCTCAATCACTACAATAATTTTTTCCATAATCCTACCCTTTCTTTTTTAGAAAGTACGGGAATCAAAGCCCGTACTTCTTGATTAATTTATTAGCTAACCCCTTCCCCATTTCTTTAGCCCCATGAAAAGGAACGGGCTCCGTTAATTCACCTTTTTCATTCCTATAAAAGTAATGGCTTCCTTCCGCATGGTCGAACTTCCATCCCTTCTTAATGAACATCCGGTGTAATTCTGTACTTTTCATTATCTTATGATTTATTGTTTGACCTTACAAAGGTAGCAAAATTACCACTATTCGCAAATAAACAATAGCAAAATTACCATTATTTAACCCCTCCGTGGTAGAAGGAACGGAAAAATCTCTCATAAATACCGCTTTGGGTCCCATCCCGTTTTGCGAGTGTGCGAGCAAAACGGGATGGGCGCCCCTACGCCCTCCCCGCTTAAATCATTCCTTCATCACAAAAGCTATAATATACTCCATCCGTTATTATCACATGGTCCATCATCCGAATATTAAATATCTCCGCTGCCTTTTTCAACTGTTCCGTTAACTTCCTGTCATCGTTGCTCGGCTTCGGGTTACCGCTCGGATGGTTATGCACCGCTGCAAATTGTAATGCCCCTGTATCTATCAATACCCGCATAATTAATCGCACATCTGCCGAAGTCTGGTCTATACCACCTACCGAAACCTGCACTTTCTTGATTATTCGGGATGCATTATTTATTGCCACAATCCAAAATTCCTCGTTACGCAAACCACCTATTAACGGTTGCATCAGCTCGTATATATCCTTGCTTGAGAGAATTAGCCTACGTTCTACCTGCATAGACTGCTGTCTCTTATACATTTCTACTGCTGCAATAGCAACTTTCTTGCGTCCAGGCGTCAAGGATGCAAACAGCTTATCAAGGTCTATTTCTCCATTATTCCGTTCGACATCGGAAACAATTTGCCTGTTATTGGTAATCTCGTAAATAAGTTCTCTGTCGCTCATATAGCGGCAATCATTGTCGAATAAAGTATTCATAATTATAAATTTATAAGTTAAGAAATAATTGTTTTACCTAAAAAATAGCCGCCCAATACCTCAGCGCCTAACTTTTCCAAAGCACAAGCAAAGCGGGCGTAAGAATGCCCCTGCGTCAGTATATCATCAAAAAGGAGTACTCTTTTCCCATTGAAAAAGCTGCTGTCGAAGTTGATAACTTCCACATCCTGCACCGTCTTGCTGCTCTTTGTCTCATGGATGGCAAGACGTCCGCCCTCTATGGTGATTGCCTCGTATGCGTTCTTGCATCCTGTTAGCCGTGCCACTTCTTCGGCAAAGACCTTGTATCTGATTTCGTTTTTGTCTGCCGAACTTGCAGGAATACAAACGAACGTCACATTCTCACAATCCGCCCCGAACTGTCCCCGTATCTTCTTCGCTACGAGTTCCGCAACTGATACACTACGTTTACCGTCCTTAAAGTCCCATATCATCTTTCTGATTGCCCACTCACGTTTATTCGCCTCGTACTTAGTAGGTAAGTAATCGAAGAAGTTGAACATGAATTTAGACCACTGTTGCCGCCATGCTTCGGGGATGTTTCTTTTTGCTGTCATAATTTTAAAATTTTATGTTGAACCTTGAGCTCGTGGGTGTTAGCCTTTTTATTTGCTGTTTCCCTGATTGGAGCTTTTTTTTTCTGCGTCGCCTGTCGCTACGCGGTATGTTTCGCCTTTTTTACGCTGCATCAAAAGGTGTTGTAAGACACTGGAGCAAGTTTTTCAGAAAACCGTAGGTTCGAATACTACCCAACGGGTGGAGATTTTTTCTGAAACGTCAGCCTGAACTTGAGCCAGTGACGTCAACATTTACCTTTGCAGCACAAAAAAGCGAAACTGCGTGGTGACTGGAGAAAGAAATAAAAGGCGAGAATCAGATAAAGGAAACAGCTGGAAATACATAGTTGCAAACTATACCGCTCTGCCCGGTCTTCCATTGCCAAGACAATAGCCTGCGTTGTTGCGGGGAATGGAAGACGGGGCGTTTTCACCCGGTTACGGGATTATAATCCGGTAACCTCTGCGTGAACGCAAAAAAAACAAACAGAAAGCACCGCTTTCTACCGCTAAAACGCGAAAAATCCGTGTGGCAAAAATTCGGCTTGATTGTACCTAAGTACATTCATCAAGGCGGGTTTGCCACACGGATTTTTCGCGCGCCTAGTTCCTCATCAGGCGGACTCCCTTTCTAATCAGGGCATTTTTTGAACTAAAAATGTCCTGTCAGAAAAGATATTCCTCTGAATACCAAAAAGAAATCCCATCCCTGCGATAATTATCGGAGGGATGTAACAGCTTGCTGCCCGAGCCGCGCCGTCGTCCCGTTGCGGTCGCAGGTGCCGCCTCGGGTCGGAAATATGATAATTTTTTGTTACAAAATGATAAAAATACGTTAATTTTTCGCTATTCCTTACAAATATTGTAAATTATTTTAAATTTCTCCCTAAAACAGCCCTTGCCGTCCCCTCACGCATCAAATCCCACCCCTTACGATACCCTTCATATAAAAAGCCCTGCCATCCTCACGGACAACAGAGCTAACCCAACAGTAAAGAAAGAAATGATCAAACCACAGAGGCAGCGGATGAGCTTCGTCCCCTATCCCATACTCGCACAAACTCTTTTCGCATGGTGAAGTACTTCAGGGCATCCGTCAGATTCGTAGACTCTTTAGGCAGCCTGTGCGTAGGTAACTTATCTCCGGTCTTGAGCTTCACGGTAATGCTCGTACCCGTCTTCTCATTGCTCTTGATGGCCGTTCCGGTTACTTCCATCTCAGACTTGAGGTTCGGGCAGTTGTACTGGTCAATCAGCAAGGTAAAGAGATTACGCGCCAGGTTGCCACTAAGTAAGTCCATGAAGAACCGGTATTCCATGTTGCTACCAATGTTCCCCTGTCCCAAGCTCATCAGCTGTACCTGCCAGCCTGTACGCTTGCCTTCAGCATCAAACTCAATATTCTTCTTGATCTGTGTCGCCATATCAGCAGAGACTTTCTTATAATTATTCATTGACCGGTCATAATACAGCTTCAGTATCTTACGCTTGTGCGGGCGGAAGTAATATAGGAACTGGTCTGCCAGCTCACGCACACTATTAGGCGGAAGCGTATACAGTTCCTTCAGTATGCGCATTACATTGCCATTACGTTGACCGAATACCATAGACAGCATATTGCCGGAGTCCATGCCCGCCTCTAATGGTTTATTTTTATCCAGGTACCGAAGAACGGAGCAATCCGGATTCCAACCGAACTCATGTTGCTCGATCACGTCATTCAGAAAGCCATCCGCATAGAAATGCTTCATTGCCAGGTTGCAATAAAACATCTGGCTGGCCTCCAGTTTCGGAATAACGGAAAGCACATTGCAAAGAAGACCTTCCAGCCCTTCAGCAAATTCATCGCTGAACCAATCTTCTCCCAATACATCAGCATTCACATACGAGGAAGAAATGAAGAAAAACGATGTGCCCCGGCGTGTCTTGATCCAACGTTCTTCCCACCGCTTCATATTCTTTCCGGCAAGTTGCATCGAGCGTTCAGCAGCATCCAGTTTCGAGGCTAAAGATGCATCAGAACGATAGGCAGCTTTCAGTTCCTTGTATTTCTGCAAGGAGGACACATATTCTTTTTTCGTCTCATTGTAGACAAAGCCAGCCCGCAGCATCAGCAATATTTTCCGCTTGTTATTCTGTTTGGCCAGCTTCAGTATCCAATCGTATTCGCCAAGATGGTTCGGGTCCGGCATATCCGTTGTCAGTGTACGGCTACGATACCAGACGCTATCGCCATATTTCACGCGGAAACCACGAACCGCCTTCAGCAAGTTCGTGAACTTCTCTTCCGGAAAATACTTCACCTCATCACCGAAAACACCGACATAGGAACGCCCGGCACCAATAGACGGCCTATCGAGCGAGATAAAGGTAAAGTTAAAGCCGGTATAGAATACCATTGTGTTTCGCCAATCCGTACAGACGTTGTACATGCGATCTTTCCACTCCTGAGGCGGCTCCTGGTTAATCACATAATGGATACCCATTTCCCACCCTAACATAGAAAGCCCGTCGATGAGAGACGGGATCACGTTTTTGTGCAAATCGGAGTAAGTATCAGCTACCCAGGCGAACGGCGCACCCTGACAATCCAGAGCTACTTCCTGCACACGTTCGGCCAACACCTGAACGGTCTTAGCAGAAGCACGCCCGGCAATCCAATACAGGGACCAAGGCATCATTATAGCAATGAGCTGCGCCATCCAGTTGGAGAAGCGCACTTCTACCTCATCCGATATCTTTAGTTTTTTCTTCCTGGTCATTCAGCATCTCCTCAAAGTCAATATCTACAATGTTAGCGTCACGCTTCAGGCGTACTTTCTCCCTCTCAGGAAGGTCAACAGAATCAATCTGAGCAGCCAGTATCTGGCGGTTCGCCGCATCCAGTCCCACCGCTTCCGGATTAAGGTCGTATATCTTGATGGGCTTTTCGTCTATCTCTTTCGGTTTGACTGGATCAGGCTTATCCAGTTGTTTGATTTTGGCCGCCTGTATGTTGAGATTGCCGTACACCTCCATATCCTTGGAACTGACCGCATTTTGCAAAACTACCTGAGCTGCTTTCATCAGGTTGTCATACATGAGATTACGGTGCGCATTGTTCTCAATGGTATCATTGAGGTAAAACAGATTAATCGCCTCACTGTACATCTTCCTGGCACGCATCCGCTCGACGTTGAACGGCTCGTGCATCAGGAAGGCAACAGCGTTATCCTTGCCGTACTTCCGGTTAATACCGACAAGTGCATAGAGGGCATTGTAGTAGTCCAGTTCATCAGCCGTCAGCTCCATAGTGCAACCGGACGCGATGTAGTCCTGTAATGTGTCAAAGTAAGATTTATCGAACATCAGCCTATATCATCAAAGAAAATCTTGTTAATGGAATTGCGATACCCCGTCGCCTGGCGGAATTTATCAAACCGCTGCGCCTGCGTCACATTGTCTCCGGTTTCGGCACTGGCAGACATTGCCAGCCCTTCCTTAGCCCGCTGTACAAGCTCGCCACGTTCGTAGTGAAACTTCAACGGAGAGCCAACCAGATTGAAATACCAAAGAAAATCATTCACGGGGATATTATAGTACATAGCGATTTGCTTCGGCTCATAGCCGATGCCTGCCAGGTGTTCAAACTCATCCATATCAATCCGGTCATACCATGGCGGGTCCTTACGCCATTTGACCAATTCGTCCGCTACGAAACTCATACACTTCTTTGTTTTTTAAGAAAACATATTGTTCTTCCATCGCATTCTCACCATAATTGCCTGAACCTTCGACCACGAAGAAACCTGCGGACGTGTCCAGACAGGTAATCTTCTTGTGGCTCCAGGCGAATGATAATTCAATCACCCCATCCTGATGGAGCTGCACCAACCGTTCAAAAATCTTCGGCATACGGAATTTTATCGTTTCCGATATATGCAGGTGGATGCTGCCTATCAATTCCTTTTCGCGCCATCTCAATAAAGCGTTTATAATGCGCTCATTGGTAGAATACGTGGCGATATAGAGATGATTAACCCGTCCGGCATGCCTTATCAAGTAAACGATAAAAGTAAAGGCTGTGAAGCTCTTTTTAGTTTCAATGAAAAAAGCCTCGTTATCGCCGGGCAGACGCCCGCATAATTCCTTCAGACTATTCAGTTTGAAAGTCAGCATGGTTTCAAACCGTCTGGAGAACAGGCGGGAATCTGTCATTTCCTGCCTGAGTTCCTTCAGGCTGAAGTAATAGCTCATTCCAATAGGCGATTAATATCATTCAGTTCTTTCTCATAACCAGCTAACCTCTCCCGCCGTATCGGGTCCAAGTGCGGTTTATCTCCCTTCGCTATCTCTGATTTGACGCGCCAAATGTTGTTTTCAACCTGGCGCTGGCGACGGATCAGTTCCTTGACCGGTAACTGAAGAAGCTCGCTTCTCCGGCGAAACTCCGCGAATGCAGGATGTTTCCCCAGCAGAGAATGATGTACCTTGTAATAGTTCAACTCTTCCCATATCATACGGTTCTCAATGTAGTTATCTATCAAATCCCGGCTGACATCCGCACATTGCTTCAGCGAAGTACAATCCCTAAGTTGTGCGTGTAACCGCACATAGGCATGATATTTATTGAACTTGCGGGAAGCAAGCGTTTCCAGTTCTATGGGGCAGTCCGGATCATTCAGGAAAGCGAACTCTTCACGGAAAGAATTCGGTTCTTTCCGTGAAGACAGCTCCGGCAGTGCTCTTCATTCTTCGAAGATGGACGGTTCCGGAAACATCTGTTCCAAGAACTTTTCTAACCAGGCAGAATGTCCGGTAACGGTATTGTTCAGGAACACTTTTTTCTGGAGAAGTTCTTTTGCTTTCTGTTCGTTCGGATTCCGGGATACAATAGGCAGTAAGAATTGGTCTGTTTCCCAATCCAAGACAACAGGATATGCCGGGAAAGGCTGGAAATTGAAATAGAGAGATGAAAACAACACTCCCGATTCTGCTTCCGGGAAACGTTCCAGCATATCCTTCAGTCTAAACTTCTCAAATAAAACCGGTGTATGAGTACCATAATTCAGTTTAGGTAATCCGAATTTATCCAGCAGCATAACGGTACGGCTCATATTCTCGGCATACGTACCTTTGAATTTTTCCGGCTTCAGTTCACCCAAAACCTTTGGTATCTCTATATGCGCCAATGATACCCGATTAACCAGGTAGATGTCATCATTCGTCCAAATGAAACTCTCTGTCACTTCAGGCGATTCAATGGCCAACTTCAATTTCTCCATGGTATCAATCTGCGGATTATCAGATGTACGCTGATGTTCAATGACAGTCACTTCTTCACTGAACCAATCTTCGCGATCACCGATAATCACCAGATTGGCAGGAAAGCGAGCATTGTTATACCAGGAACGAAGGGTGAAAAGCAACTCTCTGCCTTGAGCAAATTCTTTGCAATAAGGAATTACCACCGTTGTGTGATCCTGGGCTTTTTTCTCCAGTACTGGCGATTCATCAGCAAGGGCATCACTTACCTGTACTGATCCGGATTCATTCACCTGTATTTTCACAGTTTCTACTGTTTCCACTTCTTTCACGTCTTTAGATTTAGACGATGTTTTTTTTGTTGTCATAGCTTTAATTTTTTAAAAAGAGACGTATGCCAAAGCACACGCCTCTCACCACATAACCTATCCAAAACCAAATCACAATCCACTACCACCGGAACCGGCAGTCAAGCCCAGAACTGCATTGATTTCTGCATTATCAGTTGCAGGAATCAAAGACTTTTCGATGCGCCCGATAGTAGCACCGCGCAATGAAGCTGCAAGATTGATCGTATTCTTTGCACCTTCTTTGCTGTCCTGGCTGTCAGCCTTAGACATCTTCAACGGGGTGCATGGTGTACCTGCTATCTTAGCATCATCACCGGAACAATCCATAACGATGGCTCCCATGTCCTCATTAATATTGTTGTTAACAAACTCATCCAATTCAATACCTGCGCCTGGATGCTCAAAATCTACATGAGGTATAAAACCACGTGCATCATCTTCCCCCTCACTTGTATGATAGATGTTGATGGTGGAGTCTGTTGCATAAACAGCAATAGGCTTTTTGCCTGTTGCCATCTTGAACTTGGTTACACGCACCCCTTTCTCATCACGCTCGTGTTCAGCTACATCTTTCCAGAGAAAGAGAATGATAAACGACTTTTTACCCTTCGGGCGACCGGCATTCGATGACTTCTTAGGCACCGATACCATTTTATATGCTTCATCAGCCATAATTAACCTCCTTAATTTTTTAATTAAAGACCTCCACTTTGCGAATCGGAAGAACTTCCCGATTCTTCTGACCCCGGTGCAAGTTTATTAACTAATTCTGTCGGCAAATAAGCAAAAATCGCTTCTGCCAACCAGAATCCCACACCTTCACGCCATTCTCCGTAAATCTTGGCCGCATAATCCTGGGTAGCCATACGCAATTTCTGATTCTGAGGATTACGAGACATCAAATGACGGAAATTCTCTTTAGGAGTAATGAAGAAAGCACCGGAACCGCGCATTCCCTCAAGTCCCTCAAATACAAACTTCGTATAATCAACTTTCACCTTTTCACCATCTTCATTCTTGGTGGTCTTATACTTATCACGATAAGCACGGGAATATTTCAGAATGAAATCCGGGTCTGCATGAATAGTCAACTTCTTATTCTTATAAAGCGGAGCCACCTGATCAACCGCATTCTCCACATCCGTCACAAGTGCATCTCCTGTCCCAAAGGTTTTACCGTCAAACAACAAATTAATACCTTCTTTATTACCACCTTGTTTGATACGGCACAGTTGGGTAAGATAACCGTCACATACCTGGTCCGCATCGTTTGCTACGAACTTGCCATCTTCACCCTGTGTCGGTTCCTTATACTGTCCCACAGCAAAAGCCATTTCACGCTCTTCGTCCAATTTGGGTTTAACCAACTGTTCAATGATATAACGTACAATAGGCATGTCTTTCGGGTCAAGATTTTCATCATACAGATATCCGAGAACCTCATCGATCAAGTCAGAAGGGATAATCTCAACATTGATCTTCATCGGATATTGTTTGATTGTCAACGGAGTAAACTTCGTTTTGCCCTTAGGGGTCCATTGCGGTGTAAATGATTGCAAAACAGATGTGATATGAGAGTGCGTCGCACGTACCTCAAATTTATCTGTAATCATAGTCGTCATATACTGAAGGGATGAAGTCGTTCCCATCAGCGAACGGAAAATCTCCATCTTTTGAGAACTGATATAACGGCCGAACTCTTTATGCAATTCTTCCGTATCAATGGTATCATTTCCCGTATATGAAGCAGCTTCCGGACGCCCATAATGAGCAGCTTCAAGATATTTGTTCATGTTCAGCGACATGTCCGGCTTAAACGTTTTCGTCATATCAGTATTTCCTTCCACATGAATACCTGCATCCTTAGTTTCCTCTTTTCCCAACTTGGCAATTTCAGCATCTTTCTCTGCTATCTTAGCATCTAAAGCTGCAATCTTCTCACGAGCCTCTTTCAAGTCCTTGGCATTTTTATCACGATCTGCCTCCAGCTGCGCTTTCACTTCATCGGTAACAGCTTCCTCAGCAACCTTACCACTTTTTTCAAATTCCTCCAGGTCTTTTTTAAAGACTTCGAGGAATGGCTTACCGTACTTTTTCTCCAACTGCTCTTCCTGCGTAGAAAGAAGAACAGACTTACCGTTCTTGTCTTTCGCAAACGCGGAAATATTCAGGAGTGAAAGTACCACACTCATCACTTTTCCAAACATAACTTTACGATTTAGAATTAATATATTCGTTAATACATGCCTCTTGAGGTATTTCTCTTGCCCGCTGGATTGCAAAGTCCAAAGTACCGATGGCATCGGCCAGGCCCATAGAAATTGCATCCTTTGCGTAGAACATACGTCCGCGCAATAAACCTGCCGCATCCAGCTTCAGCTTATTACCACGATTCGCCTTCACGTTCTCCTGGAAGTCACGTGCCAGCGGGTCCAGTTCTTCCTCTTTAATCATCTCATACTTGCCTTCTTTAGCCATTTCAAAGGGGGCATTCTTATAATCCGACAGGTTGGAATAAATGGTATGCACCTTTACCCCTTCGCGCTCGTAATACTTCGCATAATCCGGAAAGCTCATCATCACACCGATTGATCCGAACTCGGAAGATATCTGATTCGACGCTATGATTTCATTACTGTATGATGCAATGTAGTAAGCCGCAGAAGCGCAGAGGTCACAATGCGCTACTACGGACTTACCCTTTGATTGCGCATACCGGATGGCATCAACCAGCGGAGCGATGGCATCGACACTACCACCGCCTGAGTCTATATCAAGCAAAACAGAAGAAATATTCGGGGATTCCGCAGCCTGACGGACAATATCCGCCAATTCGGTAGCACCATAGCTGCAATAGGTACCGTACTTCAGTAGGGTACCATGAATAGGAATAATGGCCGTGCTGTCTTTCGGAGCGTCAGAGAAACCGTTCCCGGATTTCGCTTCTTTCGCACCGGTGGAGAGCAGAACCGGTATAGGTTCTACATCGGAGCGCTTCGTTGCATCTTCTTTCGTGATGCCGCGCTCCAGTAATTTATCAACCAGTATAAGGTTGGCTTCCACATCGCGGAAAGAGATGAACCACTTCCCACGGCAGACCGCACTATATAATGAAGAAAATGCCATTGTTTTGTACCTTTTAAATCTGGTACAAAATTACAATGGCAGAAACCGCTTAAAAGGACTCTAAAACTTTTGCCGGTTCCGGGCTGGAGCGCTTAAAAGAGAGTGTCAGCTTCGCCGGATCACCACTGCGCTCCATTGACACATGTACGGGAAACTCATCCGTACCGATCACTTTCTTTTCTCCATTCGTTAAGCCGATCAACAGCAATCCATCAACGGAGAATAAAGTACGAAGTTGACTCTCCATAGATGAAGACGTATCCGTCACCGTTGCTTTCAACTCCTGCTCGACGGGGTTTCCAACCTCTTCCCGGCTTTCTTTCCATTCTCCGGATGAGACGTTAATGGATACCCATGTGCCATGCACCTGTAATTTGTCACTTCCCGGTACATTTCTAACCTCTGCATCAGGCAGTGGTAGAAAAGACATTGCACAAAACTGCGATCTTTTGTTCTCAACGCTCATTTTTACTTAAACTTTAAGTGATATTTAATTGAAAATCTGATTTTTAATTAGAATTTAATTGGTTAAATAGTGTTATTCAAATAAGGATAATTGAATCTCTCTATTCACCTCCCTTGTCATCCGCTGCCGGTTACGATAATCGTACTTCTTCACCGCGTCGTAATTCAGCGCATTATTCTTGATGTTGTATGCCATGAGAAAGGCCCGGAGAATCTTATCCTGCTTGAAGCCTTTCTCGTATCCAGTCACAAAGTATTCCCTGACCCGGATGCGGAAAGAGGCTTCAATATAGTCCTGGAGCATTCTCTGTTTCCATTCGGGAATATAGATGAAATTCTCTTGCAGGATATAGTGATTCCACTCCTTAACCGGAAGGAACAGCGTTATCGGATTGTCTTTTATCGGCAACTTCGGCGGACGGTCCGCAACTGTTACCATTGCCTGGATGAACTTGCCGATATCATTAGCGGATGTCACAGTCACACCTTCGTCTGTGCGGGAACATCCGAACTCATGATAAAGATAATCATGGAGATAAGGCTGAAGTTCAATTATTACATTAGGTTTCATGCGGTAATGGATTGATTGTTATGCAAATATAGCAATTATAATTGTTTATATTCTCAATTTTCATTGAATTAGGCCACTACAAGTAACCGATTTAAACAAACAAGCCAAAAAATAACATTTTCCGATACTCTTCCGCTTTCTCTGTAACTGCTGAATACCTTTTTGCCCAAAAATTTCTGCAACTTTGTAACCTGTTACAAAATGAGTATAAACAACTGATTATCAAAACCAATACAAGGTTACAAGAAAACGGTTACAGTTTTTTGTCACCAATACACTTTGTAACTTTCAGCCAAAGTCAGGGTATTTAAAGGGAAAGTTACAAACCCTATTTTTTTGTAACCTAATTTTGTAACCAAGTTTGTAACTTTGTATCTTCTTATTATTTAAGTTTTTAAACCTCTTTTCAAACATCGGTTACAGAGTTACAAAAATTTAGTAGAAAAATGGGGAAAGGTACGGAAACCGAGAAACCGGTGCCGGGATACCTGCCCTTTGTTAAAAGTAAAAGCCACGGACAAAATGTGCCCGTGGCTTTTCAAATACCAGCTTGTAACCGTGTTACGCCTTGGCCATAGCCTTCCGAAAGTTCTCCGGAAGCGGTTTTCTGCGTAGTTTGGCATAATCATCACTTGTCTCATAGTCCATCCAGTGTTGGCCAGCAGCCAGGAAAGCTCCGACTGTCACCAGCAGCCACGGAAGTTTGTCTTCCGCCGCCTGTATCTTCATAATAGTACCCGGCTTCATCAGTTCCAGATAGTCATATACTTGACGGGCATAGGCATAGAAGCCGGATATATCCATCAAACCGGGCAGCCACTTATCATATCCGCGTATCATGTCAGAATGGGAGATTTCCATCTTTATCTATCTTAGGTAAGAAAGCTCCTGGCTTCTCAAATGTGCGCAGGTAAATCATTTCCTTGGTCTGGCCGTCTACCTTCTTCAGAAGGCGACCAGTGGAGTTCAGCATCTCTTCCGGATTGAGCGCATCAATATACGGACATAGTTCTGTAAAGCCCTTCAAAGCCTTGGTGAAACGCTGCATAGTCCAATATGATTTAGGAACCTTGGAGAAAGCAATGAAGTCATCATAGGCAATATCACGCTGAATGTATTGATTCACGTGCTCACCTTCTTCAGCAAAATAGCTGTATGCCCAATCCTCAAAGTTGGTGCCCATATCAGCCTTATATTTACGCTTAATAATATTATCCATTGGCGGCTGTACTTTGATACCTTGCTCCGCCATGGAGAGATAGAACTGCAAACATTGGGCGAAGAAATTAAGGTCCCAGTTCCAATTTTCTTCACTATAATCATTCGTCATCAGGTTATGACCGAAGTCATCACGGATGCCACGCGTCTCCAGATAATCGTTATCGGCTGTTTTTTCGTGATAATAGTCGGAGAACACCATATACAAGAGACGTGCATTCGTCGATGGGTCAAAATCACGAGGAACAAAATTCGTAGTAAAACCAAATTTGGGAGAGATATCGAACTCGATAAAGAATGATTTGTTGTTCTTCGGGTTCACGGTCATACCGGAAGTGATATTATCATAGAACTGAGACACCGGAAGATATTTGTCGCAGTCATCAACTAGGACAAAATCCGTATGCTGATCCACCTGGTCATATACGTGCGGATTATCCAGCAGCTTCGGGTTTCGTCCGGAAAGATTAACGGTTCGCATAAAGAACCGGAAAGACTTAAAGAGGAAAGATTTACCACTGCGGCCATTACACTCGCCATCCTCACCAATCTTGTTGTCCATGGCGTAAATCGCCCAGGCTCGTGATGGCGATTTATAGCGATGCAGGTTGTAGCCTATTGCATACATCTTATTAAGGAGGTTCAGTTTTTGCTCATGAATTTCTTCCGGAGAGAGCAGAGGCCCGGCAATATCAAACTTATGGGCGGCACGGTATTGATCAGCTTCAGTAACTCCCTTATTTTCCCATGCAGCCTCTAATTCCTTCCGCCAATGTACGCGGCTTGTATTAATGAGATAATTCAGAAAACAGCTCTTGTGTTCTTTAACCGTGAGGTCAAAGACATCATGCCCTTCAGCATTGAGCGTATGTTTGTACTCAAACATAGAGGGCAGCACATTCACTTTATGGGGGATAACCTTGTTATCCCAAACGCTACGCCCGTCCATCAGCTGGCCCTTATGCTCTGTTATGCCATTTTTGGTCACTTCCCACGTTGATTGCGAGAAAAACAGAAATTGGCTGTCTGGCGTGTAACTGGTAAAGTCCAGATTGATTTCATCCAACTGCGACAAAGAGGATTCTCCGGTACGAGGAGATTCCAATATAAGATTCCGGATATCCACCGGAAGGAAACGTTCTACTGCAAACCCTTTTAGGAAAGAATTAATATCTTTAGCCTTTATCTGACGCACTATGCAACCCTCCATCCGGATATACTGCGTATCATCGGTGTTTTCATCCTTCAGGGTATTAAAGCCGTTCAAGGTAAGGAAATAGTGCAAATAAGCGGTATTGATATTATAGGTTTCCTTTTTATTCCGTTCACTCCAGGCCTTCGTCCAGAATCGCGCCGGCATGGCTAACGTTATTAAGTTCCGGAAGTCCTCGTTCTTCGGGCGCAAACCCACAAAGTCACGAAAATCTTTTCGGGATTTGCCCCGGTTGTCTCGGAAATTAGACAACCAGGAAGGCAGCCATACCGTATGGATATCCAAGAAGCGGAGCGCAAGTTCCCGACCTTTACGAATGCCGGTGGAATCAATATCCGGAATATTATAAAGTATCTCCACGTACTTATAAATCTCCCTGATCTCTTCTTCCGTCACCTTGTAAGTCTCCGAATTAAACCATAGCGGATAGTAGCCGAGGGCACGAACACAAAGTGCATCACGCTCTCCGGAACAGATGAACGCCTCAGGGAGCTTCTTTTCTTTGTATTGAGCATCCTTATCCTTTGCTTCATTCTGGAACTTCTTCTCTTCTTGCGTATTATAGTCTCTATAAGCCTTTTGCAGTTCCCGAAATCCATTGATATACTGCTTAGGCTTCACGCCATCAGGCGTGTAGCTGAAACGCCATTGCTTGTCAGGGTTCAGAGGCTCGTATATCTTATAGAATCTCACCGTTTTCTCTGGATCAGAACTTTCAGTAACGACACACTCACGCATCAATATCGGATAAGTGGGCGTCGTATATTTGGTTGTTACCTCCCGGTTCCGGACATAAGATATGGATTTGGCCACATACCAGTGCAACGCATCGACGTGCTCTTGTTTAACACGGGGACCAAGAACCTGTAATTGCTCATCGGTGAACTTCTCTTCAAGCTCGAAGAATTTGCTACCTTCGGCTTCATCAGCTGTGGCCGGGCGCTTCCGGATATCCGGCTTATTGACGGATCGCTTCAGCTCATCCGTCACATTGAACCGGGAAGCAAGCAAGGCAATAGCCTCCGGAAAGCGTAGATTCTCTTCGTACATACAAATATCCACCGGACTCATAGCGGAACCCGTGTCCCCAAAGTCAGTGACCTTGTAACATTCCTGGTACTTCTTGATGCAGGCGGATGCATCATCTTCATCCGGCCTGCGCTTAAATTTTTTTTTGTTGTCTACGCAGCCCTCAGCTTGCGGATAATAGTACAGGATGATGTCTAATCCGTCGTGAGAGACTGCGTAGATATCGGTAGCTTTAATCATAATGGAGTGAATTTGTGGCAAAGTAAAACATTTGGTTGAGGATATGACAGGACATTATTCTGTCTCAAGTGCAGTATCTATCACTGTTGCATTCATTCCATTCAACATATATAGCAATGTATTCAAGTGATATCCATGATGCCCTTTTAGATTTGTGGGATTATCACCGGTTATGTTGATGGTTGCCTCTCCCTTGTCGTGATTGTAACCTATATTGGCAAACAATACCTGGTTATTCTCTCCCTCTACTGTAATTTTACAATGCTCTACCACCGGGCCCAGTTCTTCCTCCGGATGCCAACATTTATCCTTTACTCCCTTCTTCTTCACTTCATAGCGAATATGTTTCTTGCCATTCAATTTAAAGAATGCGCTATCTGTGATGACGCCTATCGAGTTGTCTTTAAGAAGACGTACTTTTGTTCCTTTTCTCATGAGTATTATTTTAAATGAAAATCAAATGTCCGCAACGCTTAATGGGGCAGATCGCAAACTTTTCTCCTTCAGTGATAGAGATAATATGCCACCTGTGGCACTTCTCGCAAAAAATCTTCTTATTCATATCTATCTTATTATGAATTAATCCTCTTTGTACCAATCTGGCTTTGGAAACCTATCCGAAAAGAATACTTTATCGACTTCTTCACTTTCAATATTGGAAGCTTCCGGCCATAAATCTTTCAACTCTTCAATACTATTGATATAGGCTACTAAAACAAAATAGTGAGCACTTTCACCAGTGCACCAATATGGATATTGGATAGGCCATCTTAATGGGCGATAATCCCCAATGCACTCTTCCTTGTTAACAAAAAATCTTGCTCTAATCATCTTATTCCATATTTTTCGTTAAATATTGAATCCGCTTGCTGGAATTGTTTCGTGAAGCGATTTTCTTTGTACTCTCTTTTGAAAGTCGTATGTGAGACTTTCTGTGTAGTACACCCAACCGTTAAAGTGAGAAGTGTACATATTAGTAGTATTTTCTTCATTACTTTATTATCACGAATTAAGTTTTTCAATAAATTGTTTCACAGAAGGACAATCTTTACCTCTACATACATCCGGTTCAGCAAGTATAGCTCCATGAGCTTCTGCACAACCACAGCACCAATCAGATTTATATTCACAATTTTCGATATAAGATTCAATAGCCTTTTGTTTCATCTCCGATCGTGCCATTGCAATAGCAATTCTTGCATGGCTTGGTTCAATTAAATCTTCCTGAACATATTCAAACCACTTTGTTCGCCCTTCCAAATATTCTTCTGCTGTTATATTCATCTTTATCTTATTTTGAGGGTTCCTTAAATCTAATTCCAATAGCGAAGCATAACCATCCTATATCAATTGCAAAATCTTTCCAACCGGATTTTATGGGATTTGCGTAAATTGTTATAAATGGCAGTAGTCGTATTGTCTTAGTTAAGATACCTGCCTTACATACAATTCTATTCATATCTTTATTTGTTATGAGGGGTTATACAATTCATATCCATTATCCCAAAGACTATCACTGCGAAAATTGAAGAAATCTTCCAAAGAGATACGTACACCATCTTCTAAAAGAAGAAATCCGTTTTCAATAGTCATCCATTCGTCAGAGGAAAAGAAACGGTGCGTAACCTTCTTACCCTCTTTCATTGCTTGTATAGCTTCTTCTTTGCTCATTACTTTATTAATTTTACTCCAAATCTTCATCATCAATATCAGCTAAATCAAGCTCGTATTGAGCTTCACCTTCTGCGTATTCACACATGGCAATAACATCGTTTGCCGTAACACCATCGCCCCATTCTGTTACTATCGACCCTCTATCAGAGTCAAGAGTGATTGTTAGTATTTTCTTCATTACGATTTTGAATATTTCTTTTTCATTTCCTCAATCCTAAATTGATTTGAATCAAAATGATAAATCTTCATCAGGAGTTGGGAAGCGAAGCATATTGGCAGAATATGCACCGCGAAAACCATATAACCACACAACGACCTCACCACACATGAGTTCAGGAAGAGATGTAACAGTCCAAACCTTATTTTTGTATGCAGGATTCAACTCTATTTCACCTCCAGTCATAACAACCTTTGCACCAGGTTTTAATTGTTCAACAAACTTGCCATAGGTAGAACTTGTAGCTACATTGACCTTTTTCCCGTAATATTCATAACGTAAAACAGAATTCCCAAACTGTTTAGTTATCATTTCTTCTATAGCACGACGAGAATAAACTGCATCCATTGTCAACTTAGCCACTGTTAAATCTTTGAATTTCTTTTTTAAGTCTTTTGTTTCCATATTATTTACTATTTATTCATTATACGTTAATCACCTATCAATTGACGAATTGCATAGTTCTGTTTCCCTCTGAACTTAGAAAAATTCACCAAAGCCTGTTTATTGTAAAGGCCGAGTGCCACCTTACGGAATCTTTCGTAATTGCAATTATCAATCGGAAGTAATGAATCTTTTTTCATTGCTTCAGCTAATTCTTTACGAGTATGAGCATAATGGCCATAACAGCTCTTCTCGCCAAATGTATGTTCCATACTATGATTATGGTAGTCATTACTCTTTGATAGAAAAATTTTCAATCTTTCAAGTTGAGTAAAGCTCAATCTTTCAATACCTTGCCTTGAGGTTTCTTTTTCTTCCAACCAGGCTACAATTTCGAGATCGTAGAAGCCTGTGGAGTATTCTCTTCTGTAGAAATAGTGTATTTTCATATTAATTCGTTTTTAATACTTAGAAGTTATTCTTTTGCACTATCGAGATAGTCTAAAACCTCCGTTAATCCATCATAAGCATATTCAAGATTACCGACAGCCTCCGACATTTTCTCACCTTTATCACCATCCTGTAATGATTCAGGAAGGTTGTCATAAGCTTCCTGCTCTTCATCCTTTATTTCTTCAATTTCAGTTAAGAGAATATTTAATTGCTCCATAACATCATTAATATGCTTGCGCCTATTATTATTCATAACTCAATAATATTTCTTTCTTGCTTTCTCAAACTTGGCTCTCAAAACCTCTGCATACTGAGAATTGTATTGTTCCGGAGAAACCAGAACATGGGTATTCGGGTCTATCCGAAGCATCCGTTTACCCCTGTCCTGCTGCTTTTTCTCCAGGCAGATGTCCGGAAGTTCTTCCGGCTTCTCATTACTCCAGATATCTGGTTTAATGAACTTCTCCATTTTCGATGCACAGAGTTAGTACTCCTATCAAGTCCTCCAGGTGAGTATCTTCAAAAAAGAAGCAACCCATATTCACCTCCGGATAATTGGAAACTTGAACCAATTTCTTTCCGAAAGCCATCTCAAGCCGACCGATAAATAATGCCTCAAAAGTTGGCAGGAAATTAACCAGAAGTTTAAAGTCTGTATGGTTAGGATCACCATATACATAGGCTTTTTTACCACCCCCCAGTTCTACTTCCTTTCGTATCGTCGTAATATCCGGAAACAATCTTTTTGCAGCTCCCTCACTATAAATCACATTAGCATAATTCTTACTAAGTTTACAGGATAACAGCACAACGCTGCTCGGCAAGAGTCGGCGTACTTGATCAACTGTCATATTCCCGTTAATCCTCAGCTGTAATTTTACGGCATCCGGGAATAACTTCTGCGCTTGTTCAATGTTCTTTAATTCCATAATTAGTCTCTATTAAAAATTTTCACTCCAGTTACTTCCTCTATTTTATCTTTTGCCAGTTCCGGAATTCTCGCTAATCCGCCTCGCCAGTTATAAAAAGTATAAATAGGAACTTTACACTCATCAGCTAATTTCTTAGCCATATCAGAGGATTCACACACAGGCAAACTACGCAGATATGTACGTAATGCCATACCATCATTTTTTCTTTTCACTGTTTTTTCTGCCATATTTATATAAATATTAAATTATTATCATTAGATTTATGAAGCAAATATAGAATTAGTTTTATTTATATGCAAGTAGTTTAATATAAAAATTTAGAATTGGTTTAATTTTTAACATTTATATTCATGAAACACATTGGTAGTGAGGCTGATAGTATTATCAGAAAAAAAAGGCTCAAGAAGAAGGATATTGCAGAAGAGATGGGAATCACCACAGTATATCTTTCTCAAATATTCAAAAAAGAATCCATTGAGGCCTATCTATTAGAAAAACTATCCAAAGCTATTAGAGTACCTGTTAGTTATTGGTTTGATGAAACAAACATAGCTAATCAATCAATAGCCAACGGAGATGGTAGTGCGGCATCCATATATGGGAATGCCACTGCTGGAGCACTTGCAGATAAAGATAAAGAAATAGAGCACCTAAAAGAATTACTCAAAGAGAAAGAAAGAACAATCCAGATTTTAATGAAACAAGAATAAATTGAAGTTAAGATAGTAGATATAAAGACATTACATGTCTATTATTTATTTTTCAACCGGGACGAAATCGGGACGTAAGAATGAAAAAACAGAGAGTATACATATTATCTTTTGCTAATAATCAGTTCTTTACAGAAACGGATACGTGCACAATAAGTCGCCTCATTCCGACACAAAGAAGGTCTGATTCTCAAAAGGAGTTAGACCTTTTTTGTTACATTCTCAGTCTCTCAAACAACATAATTCTAATCCCATTCTATA